ATCAACTGACCGCTGAATATCGAGTGCGCACCACGGGACGGGGCCGTGTGGTCGATGAATGGAAATTGCGGCCCGAAAACTTCGATAATCACTGGCTCGACGGGTTGGCTGGATGCGCCGTCGCCGCGTCGATGCAAGGCGCGGTGCTGCCGGGCACGGATTGCAAGCCAGCGAAAACAAAACGCATCAAACTGTCAGAGATTCAAAGGAGCCGCAACAAATGACAGAGAACAAAGACAAGCGCGGAATTCTGTGTCCTAAATGCGGGTGCCATCACTTCTTCGTGATCTATACGCGCGCAACGGAGGGCGGGACACGGCGGCGGCGCGAATGCCGCCATTGCGGTCACAAGATCACGACCTATGAAAGCACGCGCTCGCTCGCGAACGAGTCGCCGTGACAGTCTACCGGTGTAACGAATTCAACGCCGACGGTCTAGCGGTGTAACGACTTGAATTTGGCGTCAACGCGAGCCTTCCACCGCGACATTTCATCGGGTATATAAACCCCAGACAATCAGACCTGTGGCTCACCAGTGATCGGCTGATCCCCGAATACTGGCGAGGCCAGAAATGAATAGCGCCAAGCGGGGCCGCTTCCCTGCTTGGCGCTTTTGTTTTTACGCCCTGGGCCACAGGTCTGGTTGCTTCGGAGAGCGACAGATGCCCGATGACCTGAACGACACGATCCGCGAAAACGCCAAAGGGCCAAAGCGCGCCAAGGGCGATTCCGGAGAAGTGGAGCAGCACTCGCTAGCCGAGCAGATCGAAGCGGACCGTTACTTGAATTCAAAGAAAGCCGCCAAGGTAAAGGGCCTCGGCGTGCGAATGTCCAAACTGGTGCCGCCTGGAGCGGAATGATGCTGGCGCAATTGAAGAAAATTTTCTTTGGAGAGGCAAAAGCGGAACGATCCATGTACGCGGATACGCTCGCGCGCATCTTTCGCGCGCGTTACGACGCCGCAACGACCAGCGACAACAACCGTCGTCACTGGGCGAACGCCGATGGCCTGAGCGCCAATGCGGCTGCGTCGCCCGGCGTGCGCCGGACGCTGCGCAACCGCGCGCGCTACGAGGTCGCCAATAACAGTTACGCCAAAGGCATCGTGCTCACCCTGGCCAACGACGTGATCGGCACCGGCCCGCGCATGCAAATGCTCACCAGCGACGCGGAAGCCAACGACCGCATCGAGACTGCGTTTGAGAATTGGGCCAGCGCCGTGAATCTCCCCGAAAAACTCCGGACGATGCGCCTGGCCAAGGCGGAAGACGGCGAAGCGTTCGCGATCCTGACGAATAACCCCGCACTGCCGACGGCCGTAAAACTCGATCTGCGTCTGGTTGAGGCCGAGCAGGTCACCACGCCGTTTGTGTTGCCGCCGACGCCGAACGCGGTCGATGGAATTCTCTTCGACGCGCATGGCAACCCGACTGAGTACCACGTGCTCAAACATCATCCCGGCGGCATGTACGTCATCAACGCCTTTGAATTCGACCGCATTCCGGCGCGTGCCATGCTGCATTACTTCCGCGCCGAGCGCCCCGGACAGAGTCGTGGAATCCCCGAAATCACGCCCGCGCTGCCGTTGTTTGCCATGCTGCGCGACTATTCGCTGGCCACGTTGGACGCGGCGAAAGCGGCGGCGTACTTCAGCGGCATCCTGCACACGGACGCGCCGGCGAACGGCGAAGCCGAATCCGTCGAACCGATGGACTCCATCGAACTCGAACGGAACATGCTGATCACAATGCCCGGGGGCTGGAAAATGACCCAGGTACACGCCGAACAACCGACTGGCACGTATTCGGAATTCAAACGCGAGATTCTCAATGAAATCGCGCGCTGCCTGAACATGCCCTTCAACGTCGCCGCGTGCAATTCGTCTTCGTACAACTACGCCTCCGGGCGGCTCGATCACCAGACGTATTTCAAATCCATCCGCGTCGATCAGGCACAGATAGAAACGGCCGTGCTCGACCGAATCCTCATGGCCTGGCTGATGGAGGCCGTCCGGATCGAAGGGTTCCTGCCTCAGTCCGCGCGACACATCAGTTCCGATATTGGCCACCAGTGGTTTTGGGACGGCCAGGAGCACGTCGATCCGGCAAAGGAAGCGTCCGCTCAGGAAATCCGCCTGCGCACCGGCACGACCACGCTCTCCGACGAATACGCCAAGCGCGGGCAGGATTGGGAAACGCAGGGACGCCAGCGCGTGAAGGAAGAGTCGCTGCGTGTGAACTTACTACAAGCCGAATTGGGCATGTCGCGCGACCAGGCGCTGGCCGTTGTGTTCGCATCTGCCGCCGCGTCTGCCGATCAAGGAGCAACTGAGAATGCAAATTGAAGCTGCCCAGAAAGACGTGCGGCTCGTATGCGAGCCCACGGGCTTGAGTATCGAAGCCGCCGCGTCCAGCGATGGCGCTCTGAAGTTGCCGCGCTTCTCGATGCTGGCGTACAGCGGCGGGCCGATGCGGGTTGGCGGCTGGCGCTATCCAGTCGTCGTCGATCTCGCGGGCATGTCGATCCCGTCACAGTACTTGCCCATCCGTTTCGGGCACGATTCAGGCAGCGGCGTCGGGCACGCGGATTCGATTCGCGTCGAGAACGGCAAGCTCGTCGCGACCGGAGTGATCTCGCGCGACACAGCCGTTGCCAAGGAAGTCGTCGCGTCGGCAAAGAACGGATTCCCCTGGCAGGCGTCCATCGGTGCTGGCGTGGAACAGCACGAGTTCATCTCGGAAGGCCAAAGCGCGCAGGTCAATGGACGCTCGTTCAGCGGCCCGATCAATATCGTTCGCAAATCCGTGCTCGGAGAAATCAGTTTCGTGGACCTCGGTGCCGACACGAGCACCTCGGCAAATGTCGCGGCCTCGGCCGCGCAGAACAAGGAGACATCCGTCGTGGAAAAAAACACCAACACCGCCGTCGCCGATCCCGTCGCGGAGATTCGGGCCAAACTCGCCGCAGAAACCGACCGCGTCGTCGCGATTCACAAAGTCGCGAGCAAGCATCCCGAACTCGCCGCCCAAGCCATCCGCGAAGGGTGGGACCAGACGCGCACGGAACTGGAAGTGATGCGCGCCGAACGCCCCGCCGCGCCGTCGATTGCCGGGTCCAGCGGCGCGCAGGCCAGTGCCGAAGTGATCGAAGCCGCGATCTGCGCTTCGTTCAAACTTGAAGGGTACGAGAAGAAATTCTCCGAACCCGTTCTCGAGGCGGCGCACAAGCAGTATCGCGAGCGGATCAGCCTGCATCACATTCTCATGCAGGCCGCTCACGCCAACGGCTACACTGGCCAGATCTTCAGCGCCGATCCGGCAGCCGTTCTGCGCGCCGCGTTCTCGACGTTCACGCTGCCGGGAATCCTGAGCAACGTCGCCAATAAGTTCCTGCTGGAATCCTTCAACGCCGTGGAAGCGTCCTGGCGCGAGATCGCAGCCACACGAAATGTCCGCGACTTCAAACAGGTCACCAGCTACCGCCTGACCGGCGGTATGGAGTACGAACAGGTCGCGCCGGATGGACAACTCAAACACGGCGCGGTTGGGGAAATGGCGTACACCAACCAGATCGATACTTACGGGAAGATTTTCCAACTCACGCGCAAGGACATCATCAATGATGACCTGAACGCGCTGGCCAGTGTTCCCCGCCGCATTGGCCGTGGTGCGGCGTTGAAGCTTAACGACGTGTTCTGGAAGGCGTTTCTCAACAACGCAGCATTCTTCAGTGCTGCTAACAAGAACTTCCTCGCGGGTGTCGATACCCCGATCTCCATCGAAGGGATGACGAAGGCGTTCAATCTTTTCAACGATCAGACCGACCCGGATGGCTACCCCTTGGCGGTGCCCCCTGCGATTCTGCTGGTGCCCAACGCGCTCGTCGTCCTCGCACAGCAACTTATGCAGGCGACGGAGCTGCGCGACACAACCGCGAGTCAGAAGTATGCCACGTCCAATCCTTTCACCGGAAAGTTCGGCGTGGTCCGCTCCAGCTACTTGTCGAGCGTGAAGTACACCGGCAACAGCACGAAGGCCTGGTATCTGCTCGCCAACCCCGCCGACCTGCCGGTGATCGAGGTCGCGTTCCTCAATGGGCAGGAGTTGCCGACGGTGGAAAGCACGGATGCGGACTTCGACTCACTGGGCATCCGATTCCGCGGCTATCACGATTTTGGCGTGAGCTTGCAGGAGCAGCGCGGCGGCGTGCGCATGAAGGGCGAAGCATAATCGCTTCGCCACACCAAACGGACTTCTGATTCGGAGGATGACACATGGGTGCGAAGTTTGTGCAAGATGGATGCTCGATTGACCACACGCCCGCCGCCGACGTGGCGGCTGGCGATGTAGTCGTGCAGGGCGAACTGGTAGGCGTCGCCATGCGTGACATTAAAACCGGTGCGCTCGGTGCTCTCGCGGTCAGAGGCGTCTTCGATTTCTCGAAGGCGACGATTGCCGGCAGTGCCATTGCGATGGGCGTCAACGTCTTTTGGGACAACGTTGCCAAGCTTGCCACGACCAATGCGGCCGCAGGCGCCAACAAGCTGATCGGCAAAACCATTCTCGCTGCGGTGGATGCCGAC